TCCCAATAATCCGCTACGAAATTTGCTTGAAGTTCGAATATATCTGTTGAGCTTTCCCAAGATAGTTCTTCGAAGCCTGTAAATTGGTTCATCATTGCGTTGTGGTAAGTAACTCTACGGATAACTTTACCTTCTTTATCGTGTGCATGTACGATAATATCACCGACAACATTTTTCTTATAGTGAACTGTACCAGTTTCATTATTCCAAGAAAGGTCGTACCAATCTTTAAGCATTTTGAAGCAGAAAATTTGGTAATCATCATTTTGGTTAAGGTTAAATGTTATTCCTAAATCATCAATGTGAGTTTTTTCTGGCATCATAACGAATGCTCTTGTAGAATATTTGAATCTTTGTTCTTTAACTGCTAAAGTAGGATAAGTTGGAAACTTAGCTGTTTTAGTATTTTCCAAAAGAAGATGTGTTGCATTTGGGTGAATTGATTGAAGTACTGCTGGTAATATAATAGTAACTTCGTATAAATTCTTGTGGATAGGTTCCCATTTTTCTCTATGTGAATCTATTTGAGTAAAGTGTGCTAATGGCATATTTTTAAGATTATTTTTTAGTATATATAAAAAAAGACTTCTTTCCCTTATAAAAAAATGAAAATTGACTATAAAGTTTTGATTATTAAATTATTACAAAATAACAAAAAAACTCAAAAGGAAATATTTATATATACGGACTTTTAAAATTACAGATTATACTTATTAGAACTTTTAACTAACTCTAGATCATTAATAAAGTTTATTAATTCATTTATATCCTCAACATAATAAGTATTTTCGAAATCTGTTTGTGTGCTATAATTTATATGAAATCTATCATTATGAAAAAATACATCATGCATTGAAACTTCATCTTTTTCAAGTTCGTCATCAATTTCTGGTAATTTATATATGAAATAATGATAAATTTTATCTTTCAACATTGATGCATCATTTAGAATTTTTTTAATATATGTTTCATTATATGTATTTGATTCGTTAAATTTTTGAATTTTCATAATGTTATATATAAAAAAGGAGAAATACTATTTTAATTTCCAAATAAACTTTAATTGTCCAGAATCGTAAATTCTATATATTTTTCTTTCTAGCATTATTTCTCTTTCAGTTTTATTTTTATCAAAACCTTGTTTAATTAAAACATCTTTTCTAAAATTAAATCTATTTTTTCTGATACCATCAATTACATAGTAATAATTTGGTTGAGTTTTATTAATAAAATTAAATCCTAATTTATAATATAAATCACCTTGGCTCCAACTCCTATCAGCATATGTAGTTATTTCTTTTGGTTTATAATTATTAATAAAATATTTAAATAATTTAGATGCGCCTCCTACAACATTGATGTTTAATTTATTACAAAATCTAAGTAATTCATATTCATCATTGTTGGTTGATTTTTTACCCATGGCAATTCTTCTTTTTCCGAAAGTCATTAAGCTAACCAATTCGTCATTAAAGAATAATCCCAATTTAATATTAGAACCAACAAATCCTTGAAGATGATTTTTATCTAAGAATTCTCGAATTAATTTATTATCTGTGATTTCTTTTATTTTTGTTTTTCTTGCAAAAATTTTATTTATATTTAAATTAATAATATTAAGTATTCTCGATTTAACAATATCTTGTTTATTCATCCAATCATCTTCATAAATATGTATTAATTTTATTTGGTTTTTTTCAGAAATTTCTGTTTTATAATAATGGTAATCTTCCAATTTATGCAATTCATTATGCCAATATAAACCATTAAACTCAAACCCTAATTTTAATTTTGGTAAATAAACATCAATTTCTTTTCCTATACTTCTATCGTTTGGTATAATTTCACCATTATAATTTTCTTCAATAAATTTCAATAAATCACATTCAATCATAGATTTTTGATTAAATTTCTCTGGGAAACAAATAGTACATTTATGAGTAGCAAATTGTTTTCTTGACTTAAGTAAATCAAAACTAATTCTAAATTCATGATCTAAATCTAAATCACATTTCATAGTATATTCTCTGTTTTCATAATCTATATTGACAATATTATCATTTAATAACTTATTTTTTAGCCATGTTTCTTTTTTCTTTTCTTGAGCTTTAAATAATATATCTTTATTTTCGTATGGATGTAATACACCATAATTTTCAAATAGCGTATTTTTAGATTTTTCTATAAATTGTTTAAGTTCATATGGATAATTTACACCATATCTATCTTGCATTGTTTTTTTATAATTTATTTTGTAATCACTTTTCTTAAAACTTTCAATTCTTTTATTTAATATAACTTTATGTTTAGATGGATTATCTACACCATAATTTTTCATTAATGTTTTTTGTGATTTTTCTTTAATAACAATATTTTGTAATGGACTATTACTACCATATCTAGCATTATTAGTATTAATAATTTTTTCTTTTATAATATCGTTCATTGCTGGTGCTTTTGTTCCATATTTTTTTAAAGATTTTTCTTCTTTAATTTTCTTTATTTTTGGATCACTACTTATACATTGAATAGAACAATATTCTCGGTATCCTATGGTAGAATTTTTATATTTAACTATATTATTACAATTTGGGTTTTTACAATAAACTTTTTCTGTTAAATTATTTACAAAATGATAAACCTTTTGCTTAAAAGGCAAATCTGATAATTGTACGTCACAGTACATTATAACATCATTATAAATTTCTGGATAATTATTTTTAACATATTTTTCAACATACATTCTACCAGATGTACCGTTTTCGTTTTTTATTGTTTCAATATAATTCATCGTAAGTATCATTTACACCTATATATTAAAAGTTAAATAAAAAGTTTAAAAAAAAAAAGAGTGAATTTCTTCACTCTTTACTCTTTTTTATATTTCAGTTTTAATTCTATTAACTGAATCCCATTGATTGAATATCACCTTTTTTCATTATTGTGATATTGTTAACTATGATACCCATTCCTTTAATAATTTCAACATATGTGTCAAGCACACCCATTTGTAAGTCGATAACATAATCGGTATTATTTGTTTCATCACAAACGTTCCAGAAGTCATAGAAAGCGTTATTATCTAACATATCTTTACAGATTTTATCTGCTCTATATTTGATTTCTGCTCTAATTTCTGGTGTATTGAAACTCCACTGATATTTCAGTAACATATCATACAATCTATTTTCAAGTTCAATAAGAACTTCTCTTGAATGCATAAAGCTAAGTGAAGATGCTGGAAATACTTGTGCAGATGCTTCATCGTTGATACAATAACCGTTGTTTACTTTATAAACTATTGGGTTAGCGTTCATTTGATGTAAGTTTTCAAGGTCAGTATTAGTGAAGTCCATTTCAGTTTTAGTGATATTCTGAACTCTACCATTTGTGATACCTGCTGCGATTGTCCAAGGAAATAATCCTGCTACATTAGAAACAAATTTTTGCATGTATGTTGTTGCTGCATATGATGATGGTGGAACCCATTTAGGTATACCATTGTCATATATTTTAATATATGGGAAGAAATAACCAACACAACTTCTACCGTCAATTTCACCATGTCTTTGTGCGAATTGGTAGTAGTAATCTGGATTTTTGCTATCATCAGCACCATCTTTAATGAACTCTGTATTAAGAGTATAATCATCATTAATGAATGATGGGTTAGTAGATTCTTTGAATATTTTAGCACTAGGCATATTAAGGAATCCTAATGCGTTTAGTTTCATACCACAAATATCAGCTAATTGTTGTTTAGATCCATAACCATCAACTGGTTCCAATCCTAATCCAAATGAATCAATAAGGTATCTCCAAGATATTTTATTTTTATTTGCTAATCCTTTTGCAAGGTTAGTATCTTTTGAAATAATATTAAGGATAGAATTTTGTCTTGTATCTGTTCCATCAGGAATAGAGTCATTATGAACAATGAATGGGGAAATTTTCAATGCTTTATATTCAGTTACATAAGTATCTATTGAAGGATAGGTAAATGTTTGATAATCAATAGCTGTTGAACCAGTTGCGATATCATAATCTACTATTCTAATAGGTGCGTCTGTATAAAGAATTTTAAGATCTACATTACTAGTATCATTCTTAACATTTAAAATTCTAGTAAGTTTTCTTGGTACAGAACCTTCTAAATAACCTGCACCATTTGGTGCTTCCCAATTTGCTTCATTATAATAAGCTGCGATGAAACTACCTTTGGTAACTTCAGAGTATCTATTTTTATCTACCCAAATTTGTTGACAAGTTGTAAGATCATCACCGTACCAATCTTCAATTTCAACTGATTGTTCCCAGTTAGATTTATTTGAATGAATAATTAAACTCAAATTATATTTGGTTGTATCATTATAATCAGATTCAATAACATCATACAATACTGTTTGGTCATTATATTCTACAAAATTAACATTAAGTAAGTTATTTTGGTCTAAGAATATTTTTAACATCACTTTATTTGTACTTCCACTATTATTATTAACATAGAAATAATCTAAGTTATTAATTATACCATTATAATAATCTTTGTAGAATTGTGAATATGTTGCTACGATACCTTCTTTTGAAGTAGTACCTAATACATCGTATCTAGTTTTAAGAGTATTTGTGTCAATACTTTGATTATGAAGTAAAAATTCATCATCTATATAATAAAGTAAAAAATTATTACTATCATGACATTTATCAGGACTTGTAACATAAATTCTAATACTAGCATTTGTTGTTGATGTTGCATCAATTGGTACTGTTGCTGTCACAGGAACTTTATTACCATATGTAAACCCACTAAGAGTTACACCTGATGATTGAACTAAAACACTTTGAGTTGTCATTTTATCATAAATCTCATTAAATGTATTAATTGTTCTAAGATAATTATAATCATAATACACACCAGTTTTACCAGATGTACCTTTGAATTCTAAATTTAGATATGTTCCTAATGAATCATAAGTATCAGTTACTTCTATTCCATAATTTGTCATATTTGCATAATCAATATATCCAGAGCCATCAACTGTTACTGGCGCATATGTCATAGTACAAGTTCCACTTGCAATTGTATGTAATGAACCTAAAATAATTGTATTATCTAAACTGAATGTATAATTTGGAATAATTGCTCCTGTCACGGTATTTGATGCTGTACCATATAATACATTAACGGTATTATCATTTGTCATATAAAGTACATCATATCTTGAGCCTAATGTTGTTGTAACTCCACTAACTGTGACACTTTGCGTTGTAAATCCAGTTGTCATTGAACCATTTATGGTATAATATGGTACTGCACCTGCATCAAAATCTACTGATAATTCAGCACCTGTTGCACCTGTAAGAACCGATGTAGCAGAATTATAAGTTATTTGGAATGTTTTACCATTTGTCCATACACCTGTTCTATCTTTTTTAGCAGTATGTACATCATTATAACTATCAACATTTGATGTTATAACATTATTACTTGTATCTAACCATTTTTGAGAATATGTTAGTTCTTCTTTAAGTCCAATTTCATATGACATATATTTAATTTCTGTCATATCCATTCCAACTAAAACATCACCAATAATATCAAGGTTTCCTAATTTGAAATCTGCTTCTAATAATGAATCTTCATTATATGTACAGAACAAACCAGTTTTATCTGTATTATTATTAATAACATTTTTGATATACATATCTCTATTATTTAAATCTTTGAAATATGGAATTAATGATACATCATATTTAGCGAGTACAGTTACTGTTCTTTCATTAAGTAAATCGCTTGCTTTATCTTTCATTAAACCATTTCTATTGAAATATGTTGAGAATGTTGGATCATTACTAAGTGTTTTGTAATCTGACCAATCACCTGCTAATACTACAACAGTTGTTAGATAATCAGAAATCCATTCTCTATAATCTAGATATGCTGGCACTTTTGTTCTATCACCGTACCATTCTTCTGTTGTAACATCAAAGCCAGTAATATCTGATTTGTACATGAATACTGTGATATCTTTATCTCCCATGTTTGTAATATTGAAAAGTCTATCATTATCTACAACACCAGAATTTTCAGCTTTAATTACATTTAGAAATGCGTCAGTATCTCTTTCCCAGAAATCTTGACGATTAAAAAATGATCCATATGCTGATCTTTTTACATCACCATTTTCATATTGTGCAGAAACAGAAATAGATTGCCAGTCAACCTTATCTCTATTTGGGTTTGTGTCTAGTAAGTTTAGTGCCCAAACTGGACCACTTTTCAACATTTGCTTCACTGTTTTATGAAAAAACGATCCTTTGTTTTCTAATCGTCTATCATCTTCACCAAATATTGCATCAAAATCCGTAGGATTTGTAACATAGATTGGCGAATTAAAAGGTCCTTTTTTAGAAAACCCAGGTACCAGATTAATAAGAACATCTTGTACAGGAAGTTCAATGATACTACTATCAATTTCCTCTATAAAGATATCTGGTCTTTTGTATTTTCCGAAATCTTTGTCTTTAATTGGCATAATTTAAAATTATTTTTTATTTATATATTAATTAATTTTTATAAAAAAAATCAGTTTTAATATTTTGTACTACCTTTATATATTAAATTAATTTTATAAAAAATATCTAAAAATAATGCAAGATATAGATATTTTTTTTATCTTTGTAAAAAGTTAAATTATGAAATTATACAAAGTCACAATAGATAATAATCCAGGTGGTTGGAAATCAGGAGAAGATCCATCTTTTCTTGTACCAGCAAATAAAGAAGAAGATGTCATTCAAAAGGTTAAAGATGGTTGGATAAGAGAATTTCGTTGGAAAACTAACGATAAAGCATTTATTTACAAAAAAGGAACAGAAGAATTTTCACCTGTTAGAAAAAATTCACATCTTTCAGCAATGGAAATTAGATTTGAAGATTATGATATTCATATAAAATTACCTAGAAAGGCAAAACTTGACAGAATTGATAAACATTTAAGAAATGAACAAGAAGATTAAACCATTATATCGTAAAGTTAATACTAAGGCATTTAATCATAATCACAATGTTGGTAATGATTCTAAAAATGATAGGAATACGAAGAAAGGTATTGAAAAGGAAAAAGATGAAAAAGAAGGAAATGAAAAATAAAGTAATCCAAATAGTTCGTGATCATATTAAACTAATTAAACCATTAGAAAAAAATGGCACAACTACAAAAATAAGAGAACATGCTAGAAAAGAAGTACATAACCTATCTTTAATTCTAGCATCAGATATGTTAGGTAATGAATTTGTAGTTTT